GCATCCTCTGCTTCGGCACCAACGCCACGCAGCCTAGCAAAATCAAGAGCCTCATCAGCAGTCTCAAAAACACCAACATTATGCAGCGTATGATAACCAGAATCAGCAGCAGTCCTACCAGTAACTTGACTAGCCGGAATAAGCACAGCAGCAGTCTCAGCAAGAGTACGAAGATCCCGTTCAATACGATTCTTCATAAAATTAACGCGCGACTGAATAATGCGACTAAGAGCATGTTGACGCATACCAGATAGAGCAACACGATTCTCATTACCAATAATCTGCTCATTCTGCCTAACACCAGTACGACCCGTATCATTAACTTTCTGAGAATAAAAACGAGCCTCAGGATACACACTAGCCATACCATTAAGAGCACCCTCATACAAGAGTTTACGACCAACATCAATATCTTCTAGGATAGGCGCACCAGCACCCTTATTCTTAGCATTAAAGAAAACCTTAGGCAGAACAAAAACCTCATTATTATCTACCAACTTGCCTTCATAAACTTTACCGCCACCAACCTCGTGCCTAAGAGTAGGAATATGAAAAGCCACAAAGTCCTTGCCAACATTATCTTTCGCCTTAATAAGGACAGGACGACCCGGTACACCATAAGAACCTAGACCATCAGTAAAGACACCTATTCGTTCTAACGCTTCAACAGCAGCAACCATCTGATCCTCACGCTGTTTACGAATAATCGGATCCTTAATATCATCAAACACTGTACCAGCCTCATCAGCCTTCTGAGCAATATTAATAAGAGCCTCACGATTACCACGCGCAGCCAAACCAGTAAGCAATAGATTAGTATTAACCTGTAGAATACGATTAGCAAAACGACCAAGACGACCCTTAGTACCACTCTTACCAAACAAACGATAAGGATTAAGACCAAGACCTTCCATAGCCTCCTTATACAATAATTCTAATTGTTTAAGAGTACGAGGCGTAGTATCATCATGCGCGATACGCGAACGAGTCGCTTGATCCTGACGATCAAGACGATTATACAAATCAACAGCCTTATCTAAATCAAGATTACCAGCCTCATAAGTAGAATCCGCAAGTCGCATATCAAGATCCGTAAGGTTCTTATCAAACAAATCATCAAAAGAAGCCGCTGCCTCTTCAATATCATTAATCGTCTCGTCTAATAATTCTGTTAACTTTAACTCTAAGTTAGCAAGAGTTTTACGAGCACTAGGGATAATCTCTCCCGTATCCTTATCACGAGGAAGTTTATCAATCTTATCACGAACCTGTTGACGCTGAATAGCAGGATTCTGCAAAGGACTAGGACCCGAGCCACCCATAAGCCGAGCCTCAATAGCCGCTCGCATAGGAGCACTCAACTCAGTCTCATTATTAATACGCAACAACCTAGCCGCTCGTTGCAACTCAGTAGCAACATCACCCCACTCATACACAGCAGCATTCTTAATAGCCTTAGTATAATTATAACGATACGACAATAAAGGCATATCCACTAGTTTACCCGCGAGTTTACCCGTAAGAGTAGGACTAGCAGACGCATTAATAGTAGCCTTATCAACACCACGACCCACCCAGAAGAACGCCTCTTTTAAGCCCCTTACAATAGGGCTAGCAGGCAATCGGTACACAGCATTAGGATTAGCCTCTAACACACTCTCAGGCTTCTCTAAGACCTTCGTACGAGGCTCAAACAGCGCCGTAGCGCGTACACCCCACCCAGTCTCCAAACCATTAAACTCTAAACCAAGCGCCTGCCAACGAGATAACTCTGCCGCAGCAAGATCATCACCATTATAAGCAGCGCGAACAGTTTTACGCCAAGTACGAGCATTCGGAGCCGCATCAAACTTAGAAGCATTAACAGCAGCCTCCGCAGCATTAATAGTAGACTCATCAACAGTACCAAAGATTCGTTGCAAACCCTCAACATTACTAAGCCTATCATTAGCAACCTCAGGAGTAAGAATCTCCCTACTAGCATTACGCGCAGCATTAAACGCAGCACGATCAGAAGCCTCAACGCCCATCCGACCAGCACCACCAAAAATACGCGCAGACCTACCAGTAGTACCAAACGCAACACCAGCCTTAGCCGTAAAACCCATAATAGGAGCAAGATCAAGAACATCCAACGCATACGCAGCCGGATCCTTATTAATCTCCTCACCAAAACGATCATAAGAAGTAGGATCACTCAAACCATCAAGCCACGAACGATCCTTACCACTACCATCCTTAGCAAAAGGATCATAATAACGAGTAGAAAAATCCTTCCAAATAGCATCACCCATCTGAAAATCTACATCATCACCCCAACTATAATTATCATTAGTAGCCCACTTAAACGTTTCTTTAGCCGCAATATAAGACTCGTCACCAGCCATAGCAAGACCAGCAGGCAAACCAAGACCCATACGCGCAAAACCACGAAGAGCATTACCAGTAAAACCAATAAGTCCCTTTTGACTAAGAGGCACATTCTGACCAGACCAGTACGTTTTACGAGCACGAAGAACATCAGAATCAGCCTGACCATTCATATACTCAATAGCATCACCAGCCAGTTTATTACCACCAGCACTAGCACCAAAATTATAAGCACTAGCCACACTACCAACATTACCACTAAAAGCCGCAGCAGTAGCCGCAACTAGACCAGTACCCACACTAGTAAACCGAGACTGCTCCTCACCACCAACAGCCCTAGCAACAGAACCATCCATGCTAATAGCGTCAGAAAAAGCATCCTCCATCTCTTTTACTTTCTCAGGACTATACTCACCACGCGAAGACTTAACAAGATAATCCTTATACGCCATATACTGCAAACCAACAGCCTTAAGTGCATCATTATTAGTCTTCTCACCATCTTTAAACAAAGCCTGACCATACTTAAACAAGCCTTGAGCATTATTATTCTGATAAGTTACATCAACATCATCTTTACGGATCTTTTTATTATCAGTATTAAAAAGAATACCATACTTAGATCCTACTTCAGGCTTATGACCATAACGATCCACATACTTAGAGCCATTAGTTCCATACTTATCACCAAACGTAATATACAAATCCGCAAGACGATTAAACTTTTTACTGCCCGGAGTAAGTTGAGTGGCCGCAGTAATGTCCTTAAGAACACTAGGACTAGTATTATTCATAATACTAAAAGCAAGCATATCCTTATTCTTACGCAGACGATCAAGCGCATAAGCACGCTGCCACTCTTCTCCCATAATACCTAGCGTTTGTTTAGCCTCAGTACGACCATACAAACCAGTATAGCCACGCGAAGAAAGACGCATAGCCTCAGAGAACGAGTACTTAGGCTCGTTAGTATTAGGATTATACGACGAATAGAACTGGTTACGAGCACCAATAAGTTTCTGCTGATTAGCATAATACTTAGTAGCCTGCTTCATTTTAGGCGTAACAACATCCTTTAAAGTAATTTGCTTAAAGTATGTTGGCTTCTGCTCGTTAGAGCCTTTCTGCCACCAATTTAGTCCTGCCGAACCAACCCCGCCTTGTACATTTCTACCCTCAGCCATTTAACACTCCATTCTAGTACGCCGGAACATCACCCGTAAGTGGCCTAAGTACTACTTATTATATCCTGTGTTCATATTCCACATTTGTGTCAGATCATTCTCGCTCATACCGGGCATAGTATTAAAACCCATTTGCTGCCAAATAGGGGGTTTACCGCCCTTTTTCTTCTTACCGCTTTTACCATCTTCATTTAACGACTTTAACAACTTAGAAAAGTTAATCTGATTACTACCAAACGTCATCATAGCATTACCAACATCAAACGGATTAAGCGTAGCAGCACTCTGCTGACCCTTAGTCTGAGCAATCAACTTAGCAATCTCACGCTGACTAGCCTTAGCAGCACTCTCAGCAGCACCCTTACCAAGCGTCAACTCTTGCTGACGACCCTCAACCTCGCCAAGACGCTGCGCCTCCAAACCAGCAAAACGACCAGCCGCACCCTGCATAAGCGCCTTAGACATAACATCACCACCAGCACTACCAACACCACTAAGCGTACCAGCAGTAGTAGCCAAATCACGACTAGCACCAACATCAGCACCAATACCAGCACCAAGACTACTAATAATATCAGAAACACCCTGAGCGCCACGAGTCGTATCAATACCCCGCATATAACCAGCAAGATTAGACAAACCCGACTTATAACCCTCACTAATCTTCTCACGAGAAGGCAACGCACCAAGCAACTTATCATAAGCCTGAACCTGATAATCATTCTCAGGACTCATAGCATTACGCTGATCAGTCAACACATTAAGAAGCGGATTAAACTGGCCCGTCTGCTTCTTCATCCAATTCTTATACGAAGCCTTAGAAGGATTCATATACGCACTCATCCAATTTTTAGCCATTACTTATACCAACCTTTACCATTAGGACCATTCATACGATACTGCCAACTAACGCCACCCGGACCCTTATAAATAGAACCACCCTTAGGAGCCGTCGGAGGCTTACCACCCGGAGTACCCTTAGTGCTATACTTACCACCCGCAACCGGAGGAGCAGAAGCAACCTGATTACTCTGCGTAAGATCCACAGGACTAGACAAAGAAGCCTTATAAGCATTAGCCTCTTCAATAGCAGCCTGATCATAAATACCAGCATTCTGAAGATTTTGATAAGCACCACCAATAGGACTAATAGCACCAGCAATACCAGCAATAAACTCGTTCTTAGCAGAACCAATCCTACCACTAGTCTGAGCCTCAGCAAGATTTCTACGCTGCTGCATAAGTCCACCACCAATATCACCACTAAAACCACGACCCCGCATCTCTTCAACAGCCGCAGACTCTTCACTAGCACCAGCACGACTAATATCAGACAACAAGCCAGTACCACCAACCTGCAAACCACTAACTAGAGAACTCAACTTATCCTTATTAAGCCCACCAGTAGTCTTATCAAAAAGATCATTAGGATTAAACGCTGCTTGAGCGCCTTCAACACTATAACCATCAGAACCACTAGGAGCAGTGAAACCATACTGTCTTAATAAAGAATTCTGAGCATTACGAGCCTGATTAAGCGCATCCTGATAAGCAATGCTAGCCTGACCCGTATAAGTAAGTAGATCTTCACCCGCCAAAATACACCTCCTTAGATTCTAATAACATACTTATGATAAATATTAGGAGGAGCAGGAACATTAGTATACCCATTCCCAGTAGTATAATCCTCCCACATATCACTATTATCCTTAGCCTTAGGACTAACCCAATCAGAAGCCACAAGAATAATCATACCAATAAAATGATCACTAATTTCAGTATCAATACTAGTAATAACATCATTAATACTAGTATATCCTGCTGTGTCTGTTCCTTTAATAGTATTAAAAGAATACTTATTTGTTTTTTCTCCTGTTGCTAAAGCCATTAAACACCTCCTTTAAAATTAATAATTAACCGCCGACGGCGCTACGAAGATATCGAATAATAATAATACCAGAACCCCCGGCACCTCCAGCATAAGTTATGGCTTGTGGAGAACCACCACCGCCGCCGCCGCCACCCGTATTAGCCGTTCCGGGAAGCCCTGCTGCTCCAACAGTTTGAGTAAAAGCCCCGGCCCTACCGCCACCAGCCGTAGTAGTTCCCCTGTTAAGTACTCCTGTACTTGAGTCTGCGCCACCAGAACCGCCGCCACCAGCATATGTTACGCCATCTACCCATGTATAACCCGGCCCACCATTAGGGGTTACTGCATACGTTGCTCCGCCTCCAACACCTCCAGCCCCGCCTCCGCCTCCGCCAGCCCGTTGAAAAGTTGCGACAACAATGTTAGCACCTCCATTAAAGCCCTGTCCCGCCGTACCTGACCCGCCAGCAGCAATACTCACATTTTGAAAAGTTCCGGCAGAACCGCCACCAGAACCGCCAGTAACATGCGCTGATCGAAGCACTAAACCACTTATACTTTGTCCACCAGCACCGCCTGTAGCAGTTACAGCCAAAGCCGTTGTTGCAAAAACAGTTGAATTCTGACCACTAGTTCCTGTAGCCGCGTTATTAGTAGAACCGGCCCCTCCATTTCCAACATCTATAGAATATGTTGCAGGAGTTACTAAAACAGTCCCATTTTGCTTACCCCCGGCACCGCCGCCACCAGCAAATTGAGGATTGCCGCTGTTGCTACGTATTGCAGCGCCCCCTCCACCGCCACCTGCTACAACTAAATAATCCATTAAAAGACTATCGCCGCTTAGTATAAGCGAACTAGACGAAGTAAAAGTACGATAATAATAAGTAGCATCACTTGTAAGTGTACCACCAGTAACAACAGGTAGTGCCACAGCACTACCCGGAAAATAACCACGACTACTCATACCACTAAAACTAGACCTAATAGGACTCATACTAAGCACCCCACTTAGTAACACTAGCCAGAACAGTATAAGTAGCACTAGCAGTCTTCATAATAGTAAACGTATACACATCATTAGACGAAGCGTTACCACTAGTAGGAGCAGTACCACCGCTCCATTTAGGCGTAACACTAGTACCATCAATAGTCATAGCCGTCTGATAATACGCCGTAGTACCATTCTGATTAATAAGAACAATAGTGATTGCTTGATTAGTAGCAAGAAGCGTATTTAACGAAACACCAGAACTTCCACGAACATTAAGAGTCCAGTTAGCAGTAGCATTAGTATTAGCATACAACACAGCCTGAGTACTAACATCATAATTAACAGTACCCGTCATAGCAGCACGAGTAGTAAATGTTTCTATAGGCGAAGTAAGCGCGACAGTATTAACATCCCCAGTACTACTAAGATTATAAACAATAGCCGCAGTAGAACTAGTTTGAACCCACAAAAACGTTTTACTACTATTATAAGGAATTTTAGAACCGTTACTATTATAAATAGTAACGCCAGTATTGCCTGTAAGAGTAGCCATACCAGCATTACCAGCACTTGAATTATTAACAATAGTAAACTTAAAAGAACTACTTTCAGTGCCACTCATAGCAGAATACATTTGAGAAGCAGTAGGCGTAGTAAAAGCACCGCCATTGCCAGTATAATTGTAGAACGCATTAGTAAGCATAGTATCAGCAACCATAGTATGCGTACTTGTAGCCACACTAGTAACAGTATTAGACCCCAGAACCTTACTAGCAAACTTAGTAAGCCCACTTGACGAGTAAAAAGCAAATTTACTTGCAGGAGTAAAATAAACTCCAATACCAGCATTATAAAATGTAGCCGCAATATCAGCGTTACCAGAAGATTCTTGAGTAACATTAAGTACTTGAGTATAAGTACCAACATTAGCATTTGTAATTTCCAGAGCAGCCCCACTACTATTATTAGTAATAGTCGCCGCAGTACCACTAGCAGTATGGTCAATGCTTAAAGCGCTACCGGCACCAGTAGCAGTTGTTAATTTCATTAACGGAGTAGCAACACTACTATCAATCTCTACTTTATTAGTATTAGCGCTATTATTAAACTTACTAGTACCACCACGAACAAGTAACTTCTCAGTAGTAGTAGCATAATCACCAAGGACTAAACCAGAATCGGGCATATACCATTTATCATTAGAATAACGTAAGTTAGCCTTATTACCTAGCGTATCATGCCCGGTAAATTTCGCCTCATCACCGACAGTACCTAAAGTATAAATAGTATTACCAACACTATAAATGCCACTTGGATTGCTCAAAAAATTAATACTACTACCCGTAGTTAAAAGATAACTATCATTTTTAATTGGCTCATTATTACCAATCATGATAATTGGATAAGACCCAAGAGTGGTAGTTGTATTAGTAATACTAGTGACTACCGGATAAACAGTTGTAAGCAAAGAAAACATAGAGAAAGTAGCACTACCACCCGAAAAGTAAGTATCATCATTAGCATACATACTAGTATTTACAGTACCACCGCCCGAAAAAGTACACTTACACACAAGAGTATTAGTAGCATCAGTTGCGGCAGTAGTTCCACCACCATCATAATAATCACCTGTTAAAGTGTATGTAACGTAACTATTTGTAGCCCCATTCCAACACTGACCCGTTGTTCCCGCCGGAAGCGCAACAACCTTATTATAAAATGCAAGCGTTTCAGGATAAGCATTAAAAGCAGGCGTAGACATACCCGACGAACCGGGATTAAATATAATACAAGCATACCCATAAAAAGACGTTGCAGCATCAGCCGCGGCAAAACCAGCGTTTGAACCATAAATATCCATACTATTCTGCCAAGGATTAGCACCCATAGGCGTAGTATAAGCAAGTTGAACCGTAGTAGAAGAACCAAAACTACTAATAGTACCCCTATTAGTTCTAATAGGATACATATGTTGAGTAGTACCAAACAGATTAAAAACAGTACTATCGGTAAGATTACTAAGATCAGAACTAGCACCAGTTGCGCCTTGAGATCCTTGCGGACCTTGATTACCTTGAGAACCTGTTGCGCCTTGAGATCCTTGCGGACCTTGAGAACCAGTACTACCCTGAGGACCTTGTGTTCCTTGAGGACCATCAACACCTTGTGGTCCCGTAGCGCCTTGACTACCTGTCGCTCCTTGCGAACCAGTAGGACCTTGCGGTCCTTGCGGCCCTTGAGAACCAGTAGCACCAATTTCTCCCTGTGGTCCTTCTGCGCCTTGAGTACCAGTAGCCCCCTGTGAGCCTTGAGCACCAGTATTGCCAGTAGTACCTTGAGGTCCTTGAGGCCCCTGAGAACCTGTATCTCCTTGAGGTCCTTCAATACCAGTAGCGCCAGTAGAACCCTGAGCGCCTTGAGCGCCCTGAGGACCCGTAGCGCCCTGCGTACCAACATCTCCCTGAGGTCCCTGACTACCCGTAGTACCCTGAGGTCCCTGAGCACCAGTTGCGCCCTGAGCGCCCTGATAACCCTGAGGACCAACAATCTGACCAACATTATCCCACGCAGAACCATCCCACACATACAAATCACCATCAGCCTCAACAATCCAAGCATCATTAACTTGATTACCAGACGAAGGCAAATTACCAACAGTAGCAACAGTTCCCTTAAAAGTAATACTTGTACCTTCAGGACCAATAGCGCCTTGAAAACCTTGCGAACCTGTCGCTCCTTGAAAGCCTTGATAGCCTTGTGGTCCTTGAGATCCTTGTGCGCCTGTATCGCCTTGGTATCCTTGTGCTCCTTGAGGTCCTTGGAATCCTTGTGGACCAGTAGCGCCTACATGACCTTGAAAGCCCTGAGGCCCCTGATATCCTTGGGGCCCTTGCGAACCTTGTGCTCCAGTGTTACCTTGAGCGCCTTGCGGTCCTTGACTACCTTGACTACCCGTTTCTCCTTGCGGTCCCTCAATACCCTGTGCGCCTGTAGATCCTTGAGCGCCTTGAGCACCTTGAAAGCCTTGAGGACCAGTATCTCCTTGAAAACCTTGAGAACCAGTAGCACCTTGAAATCCTTGATGACCCTGTGGTCCTTGAGAACCCTGCGAGCCGGTAGCGCCTTGAGCGCCCTGACTGCCTTGAGGTCCTTCAACGCCGGTAGCACCAGTAGCGCCTTGAGCACCCTGATATCCTTGAGTACCTTGAAAGCCCTGAAAACCCTGTGCGCCTTGAAAGCCCTGCGGACCTTGAAAACCCTGCGGACCCTGAGGACCTTGAACACCAGCAAACGTATTAGGAATAATACCCATAAGAGTATAAGTCTCTTCAACCCTAACCGCTAATTGTCTAATACGCTCATAAGTATTAGAAACACTATCCCCCGGAAGAGGATACGGAAAATTATACGTCGGCGTACTAGTAGATAAATTAGGCATACATATCCTCCTTTCTAAGTAATAGGAATTTTACCTTTAGCAATACTCTCGCCAGTATTAGCCAAACCAATAACTTGACGAGTATACGAATTAACTTCCTTACGAATAATATTCGTAAGCCACGATTGAAACTCTTGTTTGCCTTGTGGTGTAGTTAAATCAAAATTAGGCATCTGATCCATTAAACTCTCCCTTGTCGAAGCGGCTTAAAGCCAATACTAAACCCTTGTAATTCTACACGATTAGGTATTGTAACAACACCATTAAAAGGCTTCTTATAATTATTTAATTGGTATAATCTAAAACCAACACTTGTTTTACGCCACGAAACTCGTTTAGAGTAACGATTAAAATCACTTGTAAATAATTCGTCCCATAATGTTACAGTACCTTCAACATTCTGCCAAGAAGAAATACTAGGAGAAGTTAACTTGGGGAATACAACACCAAAATTAGCGCCTTCACCTGCGCCAAGATAATCCCAATCATAACCCTTTTCAGTAAACACTTCCCAATACTTATGCTTCTTTTTATTAATATCAACTTCATCATTATCATCATCGTCAATTAGATCCATACGAACTGCTCCATCATATAAGAGCATACTAAGCATAATTCGTTGGAACCACTTGCGTAGGATAGGGTCGCCTACAGTAAAGTGTTTTGTTTGTAGGTAGAAGTCTGGCCCACGAACAAGATCTACTGTTGGAATATTAGGCTTTTCAACTAGAAAACTATCAATACCATTAGTGCTAGTATCAAACACTGGGTGAATATCAATAAACCTAGCACGATACTTATCGGATTCGATACTGTTAACACCAAGGATTGTTTTAAGACCAAGAATAGTTTCAGCAGAAGTAACGCCTCTAAAATCCATATTACTAAGCGTTGTGATACTACCTGTTGGTGTGTAGTAACAAAAAGTAATACTTGTGTTGTTACGGAGAGGACCCCATTTGTTCAAAGAAGTACCAACACTCCACAAAACAGCACTAGAAGCACTAGAAATCCAAGCAGAACCATTCCAAATAATAATAGTCGCTGTTGTAAAACTAGTACCAGTATACACATATAATTTAGTAGCAGCAGTAGAACCAATAGCCGCTACTGGAGCGACAATAGCATAAGAAGTACCATTCCATTTTCTAAAACGATTAGCAGCCGCTAAATCAGGCATATAAATATAATTAACATCAAACGTCGTTGGCACTGTACTACCAGCCACATTTTTAGCATAAAAACCAGACTGCCAAGTAATAGCCTTACCAGTACTAGCCGACTCCTCAGGATTATTTAACTTCTTCTGATCCCAAAAAATAGGAGTATTATTATTCGTAGTAAAATCCTCTAACGCAAAATCAGGATCAAACTGCTCATACGTTTCTTTACCATACTTATCCGGAGCGTTCTGCCAATCATCCGCATAAAGAGGCTCATAACGAATAGGATCAAAAGGAGACTTCCAACTCGTATAATGCATAATAAGATTATTCTTATGCATAAAACCAATAACACGATCTTGCTCCGAATCAAACTCGTCCAAAGAATCCGTATAATACAAACCAAGATTATCCTTAGTAAGATTACGAACACTAGCACCATCAAAGAACATAATGCCACTCTTACCCGCCCAGAACACACCACCACCATACTCTACAATACTAGTAGGACATAAGCAGCCTTCCGGCACAAGTTGCTCTACACTAAAGTTAGTTCGATCATTACCACGAAGGATATAAGTACGATCTTCTAGGAAAACGAGTAGTCCCGCATTAGAAGAACCTAATCCTCGAAACTTGCTTTTACCGGGAAAGATAATAGAATCTGCTGCATCGCGAGATAAGTCTACTGCTTCGCGATCATGCGTTGCGCTAAACACAATACGATTAGTATTAGCATCATCCTTAGCAAAGTTACCATACCACTGATACCCCGCATACACAGCCGTATATAGACCACCAAAACTAGTTGCAAATCGCGTACTAATCTTATAAGCAGTTTCAGAACCAGTAATAGTAGAAGCGCCAAAAGGCTTCATAATGTACTCGTCCGCCGCAATTGTAACACCCGGATGAGCATGTAAAGAACCGCCAGCATTTGTAGTAATAGTTTGTACTTTACCTATAAACGCATTATCGCTAGCCCTATAAAGATACCAACCAGCAATCCCAGCCGACACCCAATGACCATCCGCACTAGTACCTACAGTACCAGTAGCAATATTTTGACTATTATGCGTAGTTGTAATAAGGCCGCGTCCATGCACATGCTCAAAAGGACGAATACTAGTAAAATAAAGACTAACACCACTTAAACTCATACTACCTACATGCCCAACACCCGCAGCAACCTCGTTAGAATCTACAACAGAATCCCAAATAAAAGGATACTTTTCTAAAATAACTTGAGTATTTGTAACCGATTTAACAGTTCCAATATAATGATAAGTATAAGAAGGACTAGAACCTAAACGAACATAAACAAACATTCCTTTAAAAACACTACTTAAAGCCCCAACACTACTAATTTCTTTATTAATAGTACCGTGACTACTAGAAGTAAAGCCCGGAAGCAAACTACTAGTAACAGTAAAAGTCCCCGTAGTAGTAACAGTGCTTACACCACCACGCCAAAAGAACTGGTAATGAGTTTCTGAATTAGCCGGATTCTCAGAAATACTCACCCACAAACCACCACCAAGAGCAGGCTTAGTACTAACAATACTAAGAATGTTAGGAGTAAAAGGAAGAGTCTCCTCACCAAGATAAACAAAATAAGAATCAAAAACACGCAGAACAGCAGAAAGAACACCAGCATTAGTCGTAATATGCACAAGCATACCAATACGAACATCACCCTCAGGAGTATAAGTAGAAAAAATACTTAACACGCGCTCATTACTAGTCGAATTACTAGTAGGATCATATTCAGTCCTAATATTAGGCGAAGTCTCCTGATAAGTAGCAAACTTGGTAAAAGGACCCCGACGACGCATCAACCCAGCACGATCAAACAAAACATCCTGCGACCAACGCACAAACGACTCGGGAATAAGAGTACCCGGAGCAGCCTGATTCATACCCTCCACAGCACCAACCTGATTAATAAAAGTCAAACCAGCCACTCACAACACCCCCTTAATAATTCCAATCATAACCATCAGACAAAACATGAATACGATCAGGACGATCATACTGATTCATCCAAACATCATTACGCATCTGCTGATAACGAGACTCAAACATATTCTGAAACACCGCAGCCTGCGGATCATCATTAACAAGAAACGCCTTAACAAGCGCACCATACACAATAATACTATGATGACGACTAGGAATAAGAAACGTATCACTAGACGTAGTAGCCTTTTCAGGAATACGAATATAAGCCAAACGATAAGTAGTAGCACCCTTAGTTACAGGATAAACATACAACTCGTCACCAACAAAATAATAATTAATAGGCGTAGACGACAAATCATTCACACGATACATCTTCTCAATAACATCAAACCGCTCCGGCACCATAACAGTATCATTTGTAAGATCCACAAACGATAAAACACTACTAACATCCGTCGGACTACCAGCAAAAGTATTATTAGTAATTTTCTCCGTATTAACCGGAACAACAAGGCTAGGCAACAACTTCTCCATAAACGGCCAAGGCTCGCGAGTAACAATATCAAAATAAGCCTCATTCAAAAGCGTTAACTTTTGTGCATCCTCAAAATCATCAAACCCGTACAAATCAATCTCATCAAACATCTCATCAAGAGTCACTCGAAACCACCCCCTCCGTATTATTCATAAACACCTTAACAATAGGCGAATCGCCTTTCTTACGCATCAAATGCTCAATACGCTCAACAGAATCCTCACTAGCCTGATTAGAATTATACTCTAAATCATCCTTAAACTTCTTCTGCGAACGCATAACATCCTTATAAATAGTATCCCCATGCCGCATCGTGTCGCTCTTAACTAACCGATCAAGCGCCTCCGACGGTTCAGGAATAGTATCCCCAAAACCTAGAATAGGATAAGGCACAGCAGGACTAGGCATCTTAATAAAAACACACCAATCACCCGTATCCTCATTTCTACCAAACATAAGCCGTTCATCATACTGATTCACCATAGAATCAACCTTCCAAGCAGCAACATTAGTATCACCCCTATGAGGCAACCAAATATTCATTAACAATCCCACTTTCGCAAACTCTTATTAATACGACTATTTGGATCATTAGCCGTCTTAGCACTAGTCAACTTACGCTTCATACCGCTCATACGCGCACAAAAACTCTTACGACGAGCAGCAGCCTTAGGGCTACTCTTAGCCTGCTTAGCAGAAACAGGAGGTTTTAGAGTGCCTTTAGTATAAGAGCGACGACCAGCCGCGTTTAAACCACCTTCAGGATTCTTACCTTCTTTACGAGTCCAAGCCTCAGTCATAATCCACGCCTACGCTTCCAACGACACAAAGCATAACGATTATACGCAGTAACACTCATTAGTCCCTCCTAGCCATTTTACTAGCCAACTTAGCAGCCCTAGTATTCTTAACAAACTGTTTACCGCTTTTACTACCCGCCCTCTTAGCACGATTAGTAGCAGCCTTCTCAGCAGGAGACAAACTCTTCCAAGCAGCATCAGGAAGATACCTAGTAGTACCGCCCTTGCGCTTAGCAGGCTTACCATCACTAGTACGCCACTTCTCTTTACCCCACTTAGACAAACTTTCTTGAGCCTTAGTCTTAGGACCAGAATAACCCCCACCAGACTTCTTATACCTCAACGTAGCCAACTGTGCTTTACGAGCACTCCATTGACCCGGATTACCACCTTTACTCCCCGCCTTAACACTTGCAACAATACGCTTCCATCGGGGTTCATCAGTCCTAGCCATAACAACCCTCCTTAAAAGAATGGGTGGAGAGCCGTAGCCCCCCACCCAAACCATCACTTAGATACCGAGATCGTCGGCACCATCCACCTGAATACCAGAAATCACCATCTGATTAGAACGCTTCGTGGCACCAAGGTTCATATAACGAACCATGACAGCCTCATAAGCATCCTTATCCGGCACCTGACGCAGCGTATTGCCGTCACCGTCAAGGAAGTGGAAGTCCTGATCCGAGAACACCTTAAGAGTGGACTCGTCCAGCACGTACATATTCCCGTACGGAGCATCAATATCCGCGATTAACGGCATACCCGCATACTCAAGCACAGAGAACCCAGCACGGAACTGTGTAGGCTCCGTGTAGCGCACCTGATCCTGCAACAGCGAGTAAAAGTCACGCTGAATGCCGAGAGTAGTCAGGATAATCGAAGGCATAGCGCCCTCAAGCCGCACAAGGTTCATAGCCTTCTGCAACAGGTCCAGAGACACGCCCGTCTGAGACGAAGCCACATCAGGATCCGAATCGGACCAGTCCGTGCCGCGCACAAGACGCTTATTGTCCCAGAAGTTATTCGTACTAGCCGTTACAGAAATACCACCAAGCGAGTTGGTTGCACTAGTCGAAACGATACGCTGAAGACCGTCAACCTCATTCGACAGACGATTAGCGTCCGACGGATAAGTAGCATCAGCAGAAGCACCAGCACGAGTGATGTACTTGTCAGAACCCGCACTATCAGGACTCATAGCAGTAGCAACCGTCAGAACCATAGACGGACGATTACCATAAGTAGCATCAGAAGGATTAATAGAAGCAATCCGAACACCCGTACCATTCGACGTAGCCGTACCAGCCGCATCACGCACATCAATAAGCATATTGACATACAACTGTCCCTTACGAATCGGCTCAATAGAATCAAGCACAACCGTCTGCGACGTAGTAGCCGACGTAACAATCTGATACAGCGGAGCAATAGCACCCGTACCATTACCATACACCTGACGCGCAAGATCCTTACGAAGATCGTTACGAACGCCGTCCAACTCACCCTTAAGGATCTGAAGGAAAGAACCCGCATCCGACTTCGACTTAGCCATAGACGGACCCGACACCTGAATGCGACCATACAGATACTTCAGATCATACACAGCCTTGTCGTAAACCTGCGAACCAGCAGCCGGAAGCGTATCCAACTCGCCACGCGCACCAATACCAGTCGAACGACCAGTATGAAGCGGCACATAAGCGCGCTTACCAACCAGATCCTCACTACGCGCCTCAAGACGCGACAACAGCAGAACCTCATTGTTCAACTGCTCATTAACGGGACCCATGTAATACTCTTTCAGAATATTACCAATAGTCCCTACATTAGCACCATCATAAGCCATAAAATCACCTCATAGTTAGGAAATACTACGAAGCGCTTCCATTGCAGCCTTATGCGCCTCATCCACAGAACCAAAGTCCCGCGCAGGAGTCGAAAAAGGAGTATTAGGAGCAGGAGTAGCACCATGCGGTACCGTTTTAGCCTTCAAATACGAACCAAGTAGACGCTGCTGAATAGCATGATACTGCTGTTGAGCAGCCATTAAATCACCATCAGTAGCATAAGCAAGCGAATAAACCGCTTCCATATCATCATCCGTATAATCAGGATTCGTAGTACGAATAGTATTCTCCACAGCCTCTAACTCCATAAGAATACTCTGCTGCTCTTGTGAATCCATCATTTGTTGACGAAACTCACGCATCTCCCGCAACTCTTGTTGCAACTCAACCGGAAGCCCCTCATAATTATTATTATCAACAATAGGAGCATTATCCATAACCTGTTTTGCCGAATAACCAAGTTCCTCTAACCGCGCTTGAATACCCATAGCCACCTCACCGGCAAACTCTGGATCATTATTCATTCGCTGCAAGAGACTAACAGCCTCTAACGCTTCAGTAGGATCAACGCCCTGTTCAGAGAACGACTCATAATTTCGTCGTAACTCTGCAATTTCCTGAGTCTTACGAGTATAATCAGCCTGCATAGACTTGTATACCGTCTGCATATCCTCAGGAAGGATAGTCGGATCAAAAGCAGTAAAGGATTCAACCTCGGGTTGATTGTCCTCGTGAACCTCATCAATCGACTCAAAATTACCCGCCTCATCCGGCAATTCTGCTGAAAGCGCGGCAACCGCACTCTCCATATCAATATCACTCATCGTGACTCCTATCAAACAAACGACTCCAGTTTATTCTGGTTGGTCGCTATTAATTTCAACACTACTAGCCTCAATAACTACAACCTCAGATGCACGATCCTCAGCAGCAGCAACAAGGCCCTCACTAAACCCACTCATTAACTCGCGCATATCCTCTTTAGAAGGAAGCGTATGCACAGTCTCAGTCCGCTTAGTAGCAAGACCATTAGCAAGCCTAATCTTATCATCCATAATACCCACAACAGTAGCAATAGCACTCAACTGCTTAACCTCAGCCTGAGGAATTAACTCCTCCAACTTCTGCATCGCAGTCTCACGCACACTACTCGCATGAGCAACAAACTCGTACACATTATTAGCAATCTTCTGACTAAGATTATCCGGCGGACCATTCTTCTCCCAATCCTTACCCCAATAAGAGATAGTAGAAACAGGAATACCAGTCTCACGAGCAGTCTGACGAACACTCTTACCATTACTAATCCAAATTACATAAGCAGCCGCTTTAGAATTATCGTCCCACTCAACCCGAGTCTTAGCCATTACTCATTGCTCGCTCAGTTAACGTATTAGCCGTTTTCTGATCAGCGAGCGCCTGATTGCCCTGTAACTTCTGCAACAACTCCATCTGATAATCTTCCATCTGACCACCAGCGCCACCCTCAGCATTAGGCTTATCCTTATTATCAATAACCACAGTGTCAAGCGGCGGCTCCAACAACTCTTGCGGAGTAACCTCCTTAACACCAGCCTGATTAAGGATCTTAGATCCAACAGTCGGACCAACAGCACCACGCAACTGAAGACTAACCTTCGGAGCGTCACCAGTCGGATTAGCCTCAGCCTGCATAGCCGCCTGAGTAAACTCAAAATGCTTATAGAACTGATCCTTAACCTCACTAGGCATACTCTCAAACTCTGCACTCTTCATAAACGAAGCGTGAGTCTCCAAATGCGCCGCCTTATTCTCATAAGCCAACGGTTGCAAACCAGCCTCAACACTCTGCTGCAACAACTGGGGATCCACCTGACCACCCTCCATCATACTCATCATAAGTTGCTCCTGAGCCTGCTTAGCCGCCTGCTCATTAATAATACCACCATCCATCAACTTATCATGCTCACGCATAGCCTGCTCCTCATCCGCCTCAAACTGCATCTGAAGACCCTTAAAATCAGCCATATCCATATACTTATAAGCCTTAGTAGGCGACAAAATACCCATCTGCAATAATTGCATAACCCGCGCTTGCTTACCCGCTCGCGTACGAGGAAGACCAGAACCAGCCTCAACCTGAACACTAACACCCTTAATAAGATCAGCGTCCTCAAAACGCTCAACCTTAGGCTTAGAACCAGAACCAGTAATAATCATAGTACGCGGCTCCTGATAATACTCTTGAGCCAACTGAAGCATAAGATTACCACAACGCTCCAACGCCTTCTCCATAAGCATAATTTGCGGAGCAAGACGATCCGTAGCAGCCTCTTGCAGAAGATCAATAGCAATACCAGCCTCAACATTAGGAGGCACACTACCTTCCATAATCTCATTCAAACCAAACGTATCCTTAAGCCGCACACCAAGATCCTGCAAATGCTCAAACACATACGAAGGCAAAGAAGGAATCGGAATAGACTCTGGCACCTTACCAGCCACAGGATTATACTCAAAAATAGCCCCCGGCTCATCAGTAAGACGCTGACGCAAAGAACCAACCGGAGCCAACATCTGCGGCTTCAACGTAAGATTCTTATACTCAATCATCTGACTAAGAGTACGATTCAACTCTTTCTGAAGAGGGATAGCCTGCTCAACAACACTAGAATCCCACAATTGTCCCGGCACACGCATACCCGGAAACTTCACCAACGGCAACTCCTCAAAAGGATAAGGCCACGGCGCATCATACAACACAATACTAGGATCCTTAGTAAACACCACAAAACGACCATCAGGATACTTACCACCCGGACAAAAATAACCATAATAGACAAGACGAATATTCTCCTTCGTCTTACCACCAGCATTAAACGCGCCCGGAAGAGTCTCATCAGGATACTTATTAATAGCATTAGCCTTAAGCGTAATATTATAACGATCCCGAATCTCATCAGGACTCATAGGATGCACACAAAACGCATACTTACAATCCTCAAACACAGAAGCCGCATCATCCAACAACACATCAAAAGGCGACAAAACATCAACACGAATCTCACCCTCATAAATACGCTTCTCAAACTGATCCGAATCAACACCCATAATCTCAAGATTCTTCTCAAAAAAATGCTTAACCATAGGATCAACAATAGGCTGCCCACTAGGATCAAGCATAACCTTCATACCCGGACCAGCCTTATCATCCCAACTAACCTTCCAAAAACCATTACCCGCAATAATACTCCACATCATCGCCTCTTCACGCTTCTCAGTCAAATGAAGCGAACTCCACCAATACTCAAGAAGATTCTCAGCAACCTGCGAAGCCTTCTGAGCCTCAAACGAAGCCTGACCCGGAGTAGCAAAAAACTGTGGCTTAGACTTAACAAGACGCGACAACAAAGACTGCGTATTAGGCGCAATCTGATTAGAAACCAGACGCACACGATAACGCGGCTTATCCCCATCCTCAGTAGGAAGCGACTCCATACGACGAGTACGCTTATTATAAAACACGTACTGCTTCCCCTTATAAAAAGAAAGATTCAACTTCCACTGTCGTTCCATCTCATCCCGCTGACGCTGAAGTTCATCGACACGCTTAACGAGACTAGCCGCCGAAGCAAAACCAGTAGGAACATCATCACCCATACTATCAACACTAGTCTCAGCCAATACAAGCCTCCCTAAACGAATTCAATATCAGAAGGACTCAAACCCGCCTTCTCTAACAAATCATTATACTCAGCAGGAGAAATAAGTCCTGTTCTTAACGCCCAATCAGCGTCCTGCTCATCCTCACTAACCCTTAACTGCCCCATTGGAACTTCGCTTAACGGTCTTGCGCCCTCTAACCTTAGGCTCTCCAACCGCAACCTCTCCTGCTCCAACTCCAGCATCCTCATCGACCACTCGCGGTGCAGGCTCAGAAACTCCAACACTAGACTCGTTAGACTTTGCGTCTCCTCGGCCAGTAATTGTCCATCCCGCCTTCTCCACCAATTCAACAAGAGTATCCTCCTTAATAAACCTAGTCCTAGTCTTACGAAACCACAAACTATCACGCGAAGCATAACCAGTATCAATCACATGATCATTAAGATTCATACGCTCACCAGTAATCGCATCAGCGGCATACGTCGTACCCATACGCTTAAAATTAGACATTACCACATACTCCCCATAAACTCGTCAATATAACGATCCTCCTTATTAGCAGAAGGTCGATCCAACAACACCCAATCAGGCAAATTAGAATTATAACTAGGCGAATCATCCATCAACTCGCCCAACAAAGCCCCAGCAGTCCTCAAAGCAATCTCCATACTATCCAAACAGTCATCCTTAGGCTTCTGAATAGCAGAATCATAATCAACCCACTCCTGAATAAAATCAACATGATCTTTTTTAATCTTAACCTTACCAATCCTAAACAAAGGACTCATAGCAAGAATACGCTCCCACTTCTTACCCTTAGCAAACATAGGCACCACAGGAGGCATACTCGTAAGACGCTCAGTCTGCTGCACAAGAGCCGCCTGATACGCATTAGACTCAATACCAATAATCTCAGGCTTAAAACGAAGATAATACTCTTCAATCTTAAGTAGTTGCTCTGCGAATGGGATTCGCGCCGCATACTGCTCTAGTAGAAACACCTCGTTAGAGTCTGCTACCCCAATAATTGTGATTACAAACCTGTCCGCATTGGCAGATAGGCTGATCGCTGGGTCAACTCCCATGTATTTACGCAGTTTTAGCGGTTTTCCTTCCGAATCTAGCAAATCTTCGCTTGTATAATAGTGAAGCCAATCTCCGGCTAGGTCTTTGCCTGCCATGCTGTCAAAACTCGCCATGTACTCTTGTGCGAATAGCAGTGGATGATATCGGGACTTCACGTATTCCCATTCTTGTTTGCGAAAGTAAGGATTATCAATGCTTCTGTATTCTACGCGACTATTATTCTCGTCTTTGCGAGAGTCTGCGGAGAAGAATTCCTCGTAAAACCAGTTTTTCTGGTTTGGCGTGGTTGTTGTGATTAGTAATCCTTGTTTATCTGAGAGTGATGGGCGGATAACGCCCCAAGACTCCTCATTTTTGATGAATGCGGCCTCGTCCATCCATAGGATGTCTAGTCCGGCACCACGAAGAGACTGTGGGTCTTCGGCTGATTTGAATTCTACTAGTGTACCGTTAGCGAATTCGAAGCGAAGGCCGCCTTTGTTCTCTTTTACTTCTTTACCAATTGTAAGTCCCGCTTTAATACACGCTTCGCGGAATGTTAAATACGATGGACGACCCACCTTATACGAGGCGGATAGCGCCCAAACCCATAAGGGCTGGTCGCTCTTGCGTCCATGTGCATCCAAGTGGAATTGTTCTGGATGCAGACAATAAAAAAGTACTTCCCAAGCAGCAGAAAGAGTCTTTCCACCGCGCCGCCCCGCTACCAAGTGCCTGAATCGCGTCAGATTAGCACCATTCTTGTCACAATGAAACAATACTTGATAATAGTGTGGTGCGTATCCTTTGGATAAGAACCAGCCTAGTTTCTCTGGGAATTCTAGGATCGTATTTTCTAATTGTTTAGCATTAAACTTCTTGTCTGCATAAGTATAGTTTCCCACGAGTGCTCCTTAATGGGGTCGGTGTTCTCCGCATTTGGGACATTTAGAATAATACGCGGGGTGTTCTAGGTTACAAGTGTGACAATACCACGGCTCTTTTCGTGTTTCTTTTACGATACGACGGGGTTGTACGTTAGATCCGAACATGCTAATCTCCTAAGATTTAATAATATAATTAAGCGTGATATAAGGCGCAGTAGAAATATTACTAGTATTTGTGCTAGGCCCATTAGAAGTTAATTGACCAGATCCGCTAGTGCTACCGCCAATATCAATACCACCATTAAAATAGTTATTAACAGAGTTATTTACAAGACTCATTCCGCCACCATTCCAATTGTTATACCAAGCATCATTCGTACTGCTGGCAACACCATACCAAACATTTTGAGTAGAAGGAATAAGCCTAGTAAACAAATCACCATTACTGTGTGCGTGATCATTAATAGTATGCGTATGAGTACCAAGATTATGCGTATGCTTAGGCGTACGATTAGCAACCGTAGCCTCGCCCTCAGTATCATTCAAATCGTTAACATCAGCATGAGTACCAATACCAACAACAGTACGACCCTGCAAATCAGGAACACCAAGATAACCCAAAGGCTGCAACAAATCATACAAAGGAGAACCAGCAGACAACGACAAACTAGCCCAAGTAGCACCATTACACAAATACCAACCATCAGGAGCAGTAGCAGCAGCAAAAGGCATTAACGAGCCAACAGGAGTATAATAACCACTATTACGCATAGTATTAGCAAAATCAACCAAATCCTGCATAGCATTCTTAACATCCACAAACTGAGAAGCCAACACATCCGCACCCGCCTGAACACCCGCCAAATCAGCCACAGCATTACTCGCCGTAGTAGCCAAATCAGACAAACCACTAGTCAACGCATTAGACTGAACAGCCACACAACCACCCCCAAAACAAAAATAGAATAAAAAAAAACAACCCCACACCATATATAACACCACCAACACCAACAATCGGACATCAAAACACAAAACTTAACACAACCTTAATAATATAGTACCAAACTAAGCCAAAACCAAAATGTACCAAAAATATAAACAGTACAATTATATATATGTGGGGGGTGTGTAACGGGGGTACGCATATGCATATGTGAGTGTGCGCTAGCCAGTTTTGACTAGGAGCCTACAGGAGCCTAGTACCAGAACTATGTAGTATTTGACACCATATTTTACGATTGACTTAGGTATTATATATAATACCTATTAGTACTAGAGTTTACTAGTCAGCACATATACTAAGAGTACATAGTACTCTATAGTATATAATATATATACTACTACAGAGTAGTAGTATACTTATACCAACATAGTTGGTATTCTTTATAGTCCCAACTACACACTCTCTATCTGTTACATAGTAACAGTAGATAGTGTATAACTAAGCCAAATACTACTACAATCGTAGATTGTGTAGTATTGTACACTTAGACTACTTCGTAGTCTATTTTTCTATCTTTATAGTTAGTTACTAAATAGGTGACTTTGTCACTATTTAGTCTAACTTATGAAGATAGTTTATTATCTCTACTCTCTATAGAGTAGAGATAATGGAGATTTGGCCAGAAACCCTACTACCTTACTAGGTTTATATCTTCCTGAACGAAGTGAAGGAAGATAGAAACCAGTAAGGAGTAAAGAGAATGAACAGCACCGAAGTCGTCGAGAAGATCGAAGCCCTCAGCCCGGAGCAGGCAGCGATGCTCTTGCAGATCCTCTCCGAGGATGGTGAGCGGGGTGTGGTGATCGTGTCGGATGCTCCGAAGGAGCAGGAGGAGGTCGTCGTGGATTCCACGCCGAAGGCTGAGAAGGTCAAGTGCAAGTGCTGTGGCTTCGCTAAGAAGGCTCGGCGTGTGAATGCCGAAGGCATTTGCAAGGTCTGCTACGTGACTCTCGCAACGGCTTCGCCGGACGAGGCAGTCGTCGTCGTTGGTCGTCAGGGCAAGCGTGGTCGCAACACGGTCAGCGTCGTCATCGGCGGTGAGCGCGTCAAGGTGCAGCGCAAGGTGCGGCTGGAGTCGTAGACTCCGCTGTGCTACACTGTCCACACACACACGTTAGGAGCGCATATGCGTAAGGTTGAGCGGGTTCAGCCCGATGGTTCGATCAAGGTTTTCACGGTCAAGCGTCTAGGCGATGGGCATAGTGCGAAGGTTGCGGCTCGATTTGCTAGTCAGAGCCGTGGCTATGCGAAGCGTGGCAAGCGTCACGTAACAGACATTGTGAGTCCTTTGGGGCTTCGTTCTAACAGCCGGATGCCCGGTGATGAAAGGGAAGGTGTGTGAGCATGGTTGAGTGCTGGATGGTGTTTGAGCGTCTGTTCGATCAGGATAACAAGCGTGTGCATGATGGTCCTGATACGGTGCATCTGTTTGCATCTGCGGGTGAGGCTGACAAGTTTGTTGCTACTCTGGTGTCGCTGAATCCTACGCTGGATGCTATGGATCGCCCGGTGTGGGTGGATCCTGAGACTGAGCGTGTGTTCATAAAGGAAGGTGTGTAAGTATGGCTTACCGAGTAGAATTTAATGATGATCGTATGCGTTGGGCTGATTATGCTGCGGTCATGGATTACGAGACTCAGTACCTGCCGTGGAGTTTCATTGAGGAACTCATGGATTATTTGCAGGGGTTGGGTTACGAGTGGTGTAAGATTGCTTATGTGGAGCAGGTAGTACGCTAACGTCCCTTGTAAGGTGCGTAGCGTGGCTTCTAAGCCACGTTGAGTATGGTAGGAATACTACCCCACATGGTGTGGGTGTAGAATGCTTAGAGAGGCTGTAAAATATGTACGACTTGACTAACTACGATCTGTCCTTGCTGGCTGCTGCATTGCGGGGTTTCATCCACAAGTCGGATGAGAGCGCTGACTATTACGTTGAGGAGAATGATGCTATGATGTTGCTGAGTGTCATGAAGGAGCAGAAGCGTGCTCGTGCGTTGCTGGTCCACGTCTTGGCCGCAGAGGACAGGTTCTACGCTGAGGAGGACGGCGAGTAGCATGGAAGCAGTATTCTACATCGCAATACTACCAGTATTAGCAATGCTTATAGCAGTGTACATTATCGAAAGGTGTTGGTAAAATGCTAACAATTCTTGAACAAGAATACTACGATGCAGATGTTGAGTATGAAGTGTGGGAGTGTGATGATAATGGTATG